TTACAAACGCTTGTAAGGTGTATGCATACGAGTATCTGGGTGTAATGCAGCATAATGATGTCTATATTAGTCGTTCATGGTGTGTAAAGCATACGAAAGGCGACTGGGCGGGTTTACATGCTCATATAAACTCGATATGGAGTGGAATATACTATCTTAAGTGTGATGACCACAGTGGAAATGTAGTATTTGAGAAGAGTTGGGGTCATGATACATGCTTTACTAGTACAATGCAACCTGATCATATGATTAATCATTATAATCAGAACGCTTTTTCGTTTACTCCTGTAGAAGGCACTCTATTAATCTTCCCTTCTCATCTTCAACATAAGGTATTAGAGAGTCATTCTGTAAAAGAACGTTATTGTATTGCATTTGATGTCTATATTAAAGGAGAAATAGGATATATGAATGGAAATGGCATTTCTCTGTGAGATATGCTACAATAATAGAATATATAAATTAGAAACTATGGCATTACACATGCGTGAACAGATCTTGAGAGCACTCATTGCACATGCTCAAGGAGATATTGCAAAACATAGAGCAAACGTAGAAGTTTATCTTGAGCATCCTGCAGGTGTTGGTGAGCACACTGACATACTAGAGTCTATTGAGAAGGAATTAGATACTATTGCAAAGTATCAAGATCAGATAGATGTGATCAAAAAGTATTTTATGTCTTCTCAAACCTTGACTGATATAGACAGAAGATCTAGTGAGTAATATGCCTAAGTACGAACTAGAAGGAGCATATGATGAACACTGGATGGAACAATGGAAGTTTAACCAGACTGTTAACAAAGCTTTAGAACAAATAGTAAATAGACTTACAGAATTAGAAAAAAAGGTCTCAGAACAGCCTACAAGTGATAAAACCTTCTATAAACCGTATGGTTATGACGATTATTTGTCATTATACGACACTTTAGATGCTATTTTTAAGCGTTTAGACGATTTAGAGGGTAAAAAACGCACTTTTGGCAAAATTTAACGTTATTTTTACAAAAAAACATGAAAAAAGGCGAAAAACCGATAGATGAAGTTGAACAGTCTTGGAGTGAATCTCGACTTAATAAACCGAAAAAATACCCAATGCCTTTATGGTTGACTGATGAAGAATTTGATAAAATGGTAGAATCATTATGGATTCGTAGAAAATCTGATCCATTATGCAATACATTATATAATAGAATGAGTGCAATAAAAGGTATACAACCTCGATAAATAATAATTAGTTAGATTATGAATCGTGACTTATAGAGCATTACCTGACGGATTGTACATTTCGACCTCACCTGTGGCAGGTCAAGGAGTATTTACTAATAAATCTCTTCCAGTTGGCACAGAATTAGGTATGAGTCACATAATTATCGCAGATGAAATCATTAGAACTCCTTTAGGAGGGTTTATAAACCATAGTGACGTTCCAAATTGCGAGAAATTATGTCCAAGAGTCGAAAAAATGTATAATTTGACTAAAACGCACTATAAATCTATAAAAAAATATTATGTAAAGGTAATAAGACCTATTGCTGAAGGTGAAGAATTATTCTTGAGTTACACTTTCTATAAGGTATAATGGCAATTAAAGAGATAAGAGGTAATAAAGATAACCTCTCTCGTGGTTTCAAAGATATTGGTGTAGGTTTTTTATTAAATTCCTTCACTAAGGATGCTGCTGTGGTGAAAAATGAGAATGCCATTAAACAAGCAATCAAAAATTTAGTACTTACACAAAAGGGGGAAAAGTTGTTTCAACCTGAGATAGGTTCTGGTGTATATGAATTACTCTTTGAACCGATGGATCCGTTTACAGCAGATTCTATTAGGGATGAGATAATAAATACTCTAGGACAGTATGAACCTAGGATTACCATACAGGGTGTTAAGGTTAGTCCTAACGAAGAAACTAATCAATTTGATGTAACGGTTGAGTATAGAATTGTAGGTCAACCTATTGTGGAAACAGTCAATTTCATCTTGCAGAGACCTGAGTAATGCAACCAAATAATTTAACAGCATTAGATTTTGGTGATATCAAAGCCTCAATCAAATCATATCTAAGAACTAGACCTGAGTTTACCGATTATGACTTTGAAGGTGCTGCTCTGTCGTATCTTATCGACACTTTAGCATATAATACCTATTATACATCATTCAACGCTAATATGGCAATGAATGAGGCATTCTTACCGTCTGCTACAGTAAGAGATAACGTCGTTAATATAGCAAAACTACTAAACTATGTTCCTACCTCTATAGTTGCTTCTAGAGCGACTGTATCATTCAATGTTCAATGTAAACAAACAAGTGATGCGTTTCCTAGTACAGTTACCTTGAAGAAAGGTGTTGTGTTACAGGGTGGTTCATTTATGTGGAATATCATGTCAGATGTTACACAATCTGTTGATCCTACTACTGGAGTTGCAACATTTAGTAACATAGTTGTCAAACAAGGAACTATTCTTAACTTTTCATATACTGTTAATACCTTTGCTTCTCAAATTTATAAAATTCCTTCAGAGAACTGTGATATTTCTACTTTATCAGTTCAAGTAAGAGCATCAGAAACATCTACAACTTCTGACTTATATAATAGAGTAGATACTATAAGCAATCTTTCTTCTACATCTCGTGTATTCTTCGTTCATGAAGGTGAAGATATGCGTTATGAATTAAAGTTTGGAGATGACAGTATTGGTAGAGCATTAAGTGATGGTGAGGTTGTTACTCTAGAATATCTTGTTACTGATGGTGAAGTTGCAAATGATGTTAATATATTTGGTTTTATTGGTAGATTACAGGATAGTTTGGATAGAAACTATACTGGATCAGATGTAACTATGACTTTGAATGAAAAGTCTGGTTTTGGTGAGAGTGCTGAATCTATAGAATCTATCAAATATAACGCTCCAAGGTACTACTCTTCTCAATATAGAGCAGTTACCGCACAAGATTATGCAATCATTACTAAAAAAGTGTATGATAATGCACATTCCGTAGTTGCATATGGTGGAGATTCACTAAATCCTCCAATTTACGGTAAAGTTTACATTGCTATTAAGACAAAGACAGGATCTTTGCTCAATGATCAGACTAAAAAGAGTATTGCTGCGGATTTACGCAATTTTGCGATGGCATCTATTGATCCTGTAGTCATTGATCCCGAAAATGTATACATTTATCCAAAAGTATTTGTTCAGTATGACACAGGTTGCGGAAGTGATACATCAACTATTAAAACAAATGTATCTCAAGCAATAGAAGACTGGGCAACACAGACTGAGATTAATAACTTTAACTCTACATTTAGGTCATCTCAATTTGAAAAGGCGATTACTCTATCAGACAAGTGTGTGAGTGACGTATCACTTCAAACCACAATACTAAGATACATACGACCTACTACCAATCAAACTAATACTTACACAATCTCAACTGGTTCTGCACTCTATAATAGTGCTCCATCTAAAGATGGCGGTGACGGAAGTAATCCTAAAGAACCTATTCTACTCTCTGGATCTTTTAGAACAGCAGATAGACCTGGTGTTGATCAACAATTTGAGGATGATGGATACGGAAATCTAAGAACTTACTACAATACAGGAACAAGAAAAATCTATACTAATAATACTGCAGGTACATGTAACTATGATACAGGTGAAATTGCTTTCGGTCCTGTATCAATTATTGGTGCGGGTGAAAATATTGCAGCAGCAGGTATAAATGTTACTAACAGTACAACAGGTGCGGGTTCTGTAACTGATTCTACTTTACTTCCAGTAGATTTACAAATTCCAGTTCAATTCATTCCTGCTAACTCAAATAGTATTCCTGCTTCTACTCCAGGTACAATTATTAATATTGTGTTGCCAGAAATAACTGTAGCACCTGTAGGAACACCACCTCCTCCAACTATCCCACTAAATAGTTTGACACCAAGAGTTTTTGATCAAATACCATCAACTATTGCAGTGACCCAATCATCAACAACAAGCACAACCAACTTAACCACCGCCTCTTACTAGAGTAGATGACGAATATTAACAAGGTATCACAAGCGGTTGTCTCCCAGACACCAGATTTCGTAGAGTCAGATTATCCCCTCTTCAACCGTTTTCTTGAGTACTATTATGCTTCTCAAGAAAAAACAGGTCTTGGTCAAAATATTTTAAACAATTTTCTAGGATATCTTGACATTGATAAATTAGACATCAGTATTTTAGATGGTTCTACGAAAGTTAGAGAATCAATCACTTCTACTAGTGATAAGATTGTTGTAGAGAGCGTAGGTAGTTTTTTAGAGAAGAATGGAACAATATTAGTAGATAATGAAGTAATATTCTATGAGAGCACTACACCTGCTCCTAACATTGCATTAACACCTGGCATTAATTACGACCAGGTAAAATTAAAGTGGTCTGAACTAGCAAGTCCTTTAACTAGTTTTGATGGCACTACATCAAGATTTCCATTACTATCACAATCTAATCCTGTAGGACCTCCATCTGCACAACATTTGGTTGTAAGAGTGTATGGTGATTGGTTACTACCTAATGTTGATTATACTATTGATGGTGATCATATTGTATTCACTACTCCTCCAAGAGCAAGAGTTGTAGCAGATGACGCAGCATTTACTTCCATTACTTACTTAAATGGTTTTACTGAAAATGATATTGTTGCTATGGACAATATCTCTGGTGCATTTGGTGAGAACAAAAGACAGTTTACTATTACACGAAACGGAATAAGGTATGAACCTACTGTAGATGAATATGTTCTTGCAATCTATGATAACAAGTTACTGATTCCTAAAATTGACTTTTTCATTGATGGTGACCAGTTTATATTCAAAGAAGCTCCATTAAACGGAAGAATACTTAATTTTTACGCTATTGAAGCACCTATACCCTCATTTGGTAAAGATGCTGTTGGATATGCTCAAATTAGTGATGCGGGTACTCTTACTGGAATTACTGTTAATAATTCAGGTACTCAATATAGATTTCAGTATCCTCCTCAAGTTTCTATTAATTCCGATACTGGAACAGGTGCATCTGCAACTGCTCTTGTAAATGGTGTTAAAACTCTTTCTCTATTGAATGGTGGTTTTGGATACAGTGAAACCAACCCTCCAGTAGTTCAAGTTGAATCTCCAACATTAGATGGTTCTCAACAAGCAACTTTAAAGGCAACTGTTACTAATGGTGCTGTATCTGGTCTTGAGGTGGTCAATTCTGGGTCAGGGTATACATTTACCCCTAGAATCACTTTTAGACAACCAGGAGGTTGTACACTAGGCACAGGACAGATCCTAAATGGATCTGTTAGTATGGTTCCTCAAATTACCTATGGTGGTTTTGGATATACTACTCCACCTATCGTTTATGTTGATGAACCTACAGGTGAATCACCTATTAGAGCAAATATTAAGGCACATTTAGTTGACGGTGCTGTATCACAACTTGAAATCTTAAATGCGGGACAAGGATATACTTCTACACCTAGAATAGCGATTATTGATCCTGTTGGTGCACAAGTTTTAGAAACTATTGTTGATACTGACGGAAGAGTTACTTCTATTGAACTTTTAGACGGTGGTGGCGGTTATGAAGATATACCTTCCGTTTACATTGTTGATAATAGAATAGATGATAGAGGAACATTTATTGGTGGAAGTGGTGCTAAAGCGGTAGCATCTATTTTCAATGGTAGAATTACTGATATTAACGTTACTGAGTTTGGAAGAGGATATAGTCAAACTAATCCTCCTGTTGTTGTAATTCAAGCACCTCCAGAAGCGGAAGCATCTGCAACTATAGGTGTTAACGAAGTTACTGGTTTTAATATTAACCAAAACGGATCAGGATATACAAAAGCACAGTTTATTGGATGTGCTAGAGCTGCAAGTGCTATTACTGCATATACTCAGACTGGTAATGCTGTATTCACTAATGAAACTGCTGCTCATTCACATGGTATAGATGCTCCTGTTAAGTGTCTTGACGCTCTATTTGTTAAAAGATTGCTTGATAAGTACACGGAACAGTTCTTACCAGATGTTCCTGCGTTAGATTATAAAACAATAGACGTAAGGACTGCAATCAAGACTATTAAAGACTTTTACAGTTGTAAAGGAACTTCTTATAGTATTGCATATCTTTTCAAACTTCTTTACGGTGAGCAAGTTAATATATCATATCCTAAAGATCAAATCATTAAACCATCTGCTGCAACATGGTCTATTGATACAATTCTCCGTGCAACTATAGTAAGTGGTGATCCTGCTAATATTAGAGATGGTCTTTTAACTCAAGATGCTGATATTGCTGATGAAAACATCAGACAAGCAAGTGCACTCGTAGAAAACTTTATTTCAATTAAAACATCAGAAGTTGAGATATATGAATTAATTCTGTCAGAAGAAACTATTGATGGAACTTTTATTGTTCCTTATAAGACAAAACTAGCAGAACCTCTTGATCAAACAGAAGGTATCATAACTGTTGACTCTACAATCGGTTGGCCAGAAAGAAACGGTGAATTTTTGATTGGTAGTTCATCTGATAGAGCAGAACTTATTCAATATAAGGAAAAATCATTAAACCAGTTCATTGAGTGTACTAGATCAGTAAATGGTGTAGTTGAGGACTGGGATTCTGCTACTGAAGTAAAATCCAACTTTAAAGTCTATGTTAACAAAGGAACTGCTCAAGAAGTAGTCATGAACGTTGTTGGTATCGTTGATGCTCAACAAACAACTCTTACTGACACTGGTTCTTATTACTTACCTGGCGATAAACTAGCAATTTCTAAGTTGGGTGGAACTGACGTTAGTTCAGAACTTACAACTTGGTTGTATAACGTTAAAAAATTAATTTCTGTAGAGGGAATTACATTTGGTGGTATTAATGATCAAGCTGCTACTGTAACCTGTGCAAACCCACATGGTCTACTAGTTGGAGATCAGGTTACCATCTATGGTGCTAACCCAATCATCTATAATGGAACATTCTTAGTTACATCAAGAGATTCTACAACTGTATTCCAATATCAACTTCCTCAACCAGGCGGTGTTATACCTCAAGGTAATATTCTTGTTTCTATTGACCTTAATAAAGGTAAATCAGCAAGTGAACAGATTTTAACTGCTATTGGTTCGTACACCACTAACGTTCAGAATACATTCTTCAATGATAATTACGTTTACGTTGCTTCTACAGGTATTCCTAACTATGAGATAGGTCCTTTTCCTGGTTCTGCGTTATTACCTGGCAACCAAAGAAAATTAAACAGATTCCCAAGAACTGCTCAAACTATATCTACAAAAAACTTAATTAATCCTGGTCCTGTTGGAACTTGGGTTAATGGTGTTTCTATATGGTCATACAAGTCAGCTTTCTTCAAAACATTTGGTGCTGTAACTAATATTACGATCACTAACGTTGGTCAAGACTATGATGCTGCGTCACCTCCTAATATTACTATTGCAGGTGGTGGAGGATCTGGTGCAACAGGTTCTGTTGTTGTTAACGGTTCTCTTAGTGAAGTAGAAGTTCTTACTGGAGGAACTGGTTATACATCCTCTCCATTGGTCTCTATAGTCGGTGGTAACGGGTCTGGAGCTGCTGCAACTGCTATTATCACTAAAGGTGTTGTTTCACGTATTCTAATCAATTCTGGAGGAACAGGATATACTTCACAACCTTCAATTACTATTGTTGGAGGTGGTGGAACTGGTGCAACTGCAACTGCAAACGTCAGAGGTCCTATTCAATCTATTGCTGTAACAAGTGGTGGTGCTTCATATACATCAAATCCTGATGTAACATTGAGTTCTGGATCAGGTGCTGTTGCTCAGGCAATTGTACAGAATGGTCGTATTATATCAATCGCTATTATTTCTGCAGGATCTGGTTATACAACTGCTCCTATAGTAAGTATTCAAGGTGATGGTTTTGGTGCTGTTGCAAGAGCAGGTATTGATATTGATGGAGAAAACGCAGGTAGAGTAACAAGTGTTGAGATTCTCAACAGAGGTATTGGATATATTCAAGGAACTACACTTATTAACTTGACTTCTGTTGGTCAAGGTGCATTATTTACAGCAAATGTATTCCAGTGGACATATAACTTACAAGCAACTAGTGCATTAGATACTGCAAAGGGTGGAGTATTTGAAGGATATAATAATCAGTATGGTGGTGAATATGCTCACTTATCAAACCCACAGAGACTAAGATATGTTCTTGGTGATAATTTACAAGAACCAACTGTAGGAAATGTAGTTGAACAGGCAGAACAGTTAAATCACTCTCCTATTGTTGGATGGGCATTTGATGGTAACCCAATATACGGTCCTTACGGTTATGCTGATCCTACAGATCAAGCATCTGCTATTAATAGATTAAACTCTTCATATCGTCTGAAAACAGAACTTGTATATGATGTAGTTACTAATCCTTATCCCTCTAGAAATGCAGGTCCTTTACTTGTTGATGAGCCAGCAGGTAACTTTGTGGAAGATTATGAGTATGTGTTTGGTTTAGGTGATCTTGATCAGTACAATGGTCGTTTCTGTAAGACACCTGAGTTTCCTGGTGGTAGATACTGTTACTTCGTTACTATTGACACTACTGACCAAGGTAATCCAGTATTCCCTTACGTTTTAGGTCCTAGTTTTAACTCTGTTGTTGATACTTGGAACTTAAATGACGGTGCAACACAACAGAATATTCCTACAGGTGTTGTTAGATATCGTGATCCATATGAGAACGTTGATATTGACGTTGAGAGAGCACCAAATGCCTCTACAAACGCTCTAACTACTGAAGATGGTGAATTACTCCTATTTGAAGTAGAAGATGAGAATAGGGACGCTGTGATCTCTCAGGATGAGATAGATGATCCAGATCAAATCTTTGAAGAATCTCCTTTACAGTTATTTGATTACTTCCCTAAAGTTAAGTTTGACTCTAAGGTTGATATTGAAGTTGAAACAATTACTAAGTTTGAAGATGCTTCTGTAACTGGGTTTACAGTAGAGAATCCTGGTTCATCTTATCAGGTTAATGACCGTTTGGTATTTGATAACACAGATACTGATGGTACTGGTGTTTCTGCACGTGTTTCACATATTCAAGGTGAACCAGTATCTACATATGGTTTTGAAAGTATTGGTGGTCTTAACTATGGTGTTTTAAAAACTCAAAATCCACACAACTTGACAGTTGGAGATAATGTTGTAGTTGACTACACACCTATAATGAACAACACTAACAAAACTTTTGTTGTTAAACAGATTAAAGGTGTTGAAGAGATTGTTATTGATCAGCAGGGTTCTGGATATAATAGCGAATTACCTCCTACAATAATTCTTGATGGAGATGGAACTGGTGCTGCATTAGAAGCGGTTGTATCTTCTGTAGGATCTATTTCTTCAGTTAATGTCACTAACTCTGGTCAAAATTATACTACAAACCCAAGAGTTATACTATCACACCCACAAATATACAAAAAAGCAGATTATTATATTTCTAAGATTGAAAGTAATGATTATGTTAAGGTTAATGATGTATTTGTAAATGATGCTAAGGAAATATACATTTGTGGTAAAACAAAAGATTCTTTTGGATATACTATAGCATTTGTATCAAAACTATCTGCTACTGGTGTTAAAGACTGGGAAAAGACAATTAAGAGTACTGATGGTCAACAAGAAGTAGAATTTGAAAGAATATTAGTAGATGGTGCGGATATTTATTGTGTTGGTCACAATAGACCGAACTCAAATATTCTAGAGGCATATAACCCTGATGTTGTTCTTTGTAAGTATACACAAGCAGATAACGGATTGAGTGCTAGTTTACAGTATCAGAAAGCGTATGCAGGTATATCTGGTTCTACTCGTTCTGATAATGTTAGTGCTATAGCAAAATATTCAGATACTAGATTTATTATTGGTGGTCATACTAATACAAACTCTGGTAATCCATTTGATGCTTACATTGCTGTTGTAGACACACTTGGTAACTTTGCTGTTAAGAGAAAAATTACTTCTGTAAATGTTTCTGAAAAAATTACAGATTTACTTGTAAATGGAACTGACATATACTATACATTTGAAATTGCTACAAGTCCTAATGCATCATCAGTTGATACAGGTATTGGTAAAGCAAATGTAGGCACTAGTGAAATTGGTCTTGTATGGAATAAGCAATTAACTAATACCTTGTATTCCTTTATGGATACAAGTCTTACAATAGATGAGTTTAGTGAACTTTATATTACTGCTACAACTAGACTTAAGGCAGATAATACAACTAAAGATGGATTCTGGGTTGGTAAATTCAATGTTGATGGTGAAACTCTTTGGAACTATCGTTATGGAGTTCTTGGTGGATATACCATAGATGTTGCTAAGAGAAGTCACATTGATATATTTGGTGATCTTAATGTTGCAATTAACAAGTATCAGAATACAGATGGTGAATTAACTGTTGATGTAGTTAAAATTGGATATAATGGTTTAATTAAGAGTCATACTAATAATAAGTTTGATGTTAATAATATTGAGGGATTGACTGCACATACATTATTCCCTGACAGTTCTGGTGATGTTCATGTATATGGTCAAACTTCTTGGAATAGAAATGAGTTATTACTACCATTTACAAGTGGTGAAACTGCAGATACTACAGGTCATTACACTCCAACATTCCTAGGTGAGGGTAATTCATTAAAATTTGATAGTACTAATGGATATGCACAAATACTAGGAAAAGATACCGTTACTCCTACTACTTGGGTAAATTCAGCAATACAAATTAATGGTTCTGATTTAGGAACTAAACTGACTAACGACTGGACTATTGAGTTTATGTTGTATAAAGATGCTGTTGGTAATAACAATACACATAGTCAAACACAACAAACATTAATAGCAATCGGTGATGCTACCTTGAGCACAGGTGGTTTATGGTTGTATTATGATATTTCATCTGGAGAAATGCAGTTAGTTGTTACTGCAAATGGAACTGCACTTAACTCTGCATCTGGTGCTCTTCAATCTGCAGTTACAACAATGTTTGCTGATAATACTTGGCAATTCATTGCACTGACTAAATCTGAAGGTCAATACACTGCATATGTTAATGGTATACAAGTTCTTCAAGGAACTATTGATAATACTGCATTCCAGAATCAAAACTTATATATTGGTAATATTCCTGGTAGAAATGGAACAACAGGTCAATTCCGTTCTAATGAGCAAGGTCAATATCATGTAGATAATCTTCGCATTAGAAACAGAGCAGTCACTCCTACAGTTCCTAATGATGTAACTAACTATCCTATTGCAGGTGAATTTAACGAAGGATTTAACTGGCAAGATACATCATGGTTCTCTATTTACACAAACAAATATGATTATATTGATTATGTCGGTTGGGGTTTTAAGATTGATAAAAATGCTGATGCAGCAAGATTAGGTACACAAACAGCACAAACTAATACACAGATTGGATTTACTAGAACATCTATAGCATTTGTAGATGGAGGAGAACTAACTGTTAATAATACAGGATTTGCTTTAGCAGAAGCAGGATTCCAGAACTTAGACTTTGATGATGCTGATACCACAATGACTCAGGATTCTAGCACATTGACATATCTTCAAGATGTTTGGAGTTCTAGAACTGCTACTGTTCCTTCACCAGGTTCTCAAAAATTAAGAGTTACTGCTAATGTTAAGGACAGATACTACTTTAAAGTCACACCTACAGTTAAGATTGATAATATTCAAGAACTTACTCTTAATCAAGAGTTTAGATTTACCACAGGAACAAAATTAAGACTTAACAATGACTCAGGAGTATTCCAAAATAGTGGATACATTATTAGACAAGATGTTACTAATAGAAAAATATATCTTGCAGTTAATAATAATACTTGGTCTGATGATCTCAATAGTGGTTATATTGTTACAGAACAGTTTAGTGAGCAAAGCACTTATGGAATTGTAGGACCTATACCTAATGATATCAATGAACTTACATTTACATTTGCACAATTAAACAATACTACACCAGGTTTATTTGATATTGATCTTAACGATTTCAATCATCCAGAGGGCGGTACAAACAATATGGATGAGTTGACTAGATTCAAACCATATACTGATGACGATTATTCTATTAGAATTGACGAAGTTGCAGGTGGTTCACCTTATATTGTTGGATCTGTTATTAACATTAACTCTGGTGATATTAGTTACAATGCTGAATATACAACTGCACAAATTCAAAATCTAACTGGTGTTCTTAAGATTACTCTAATAGCAACTCTTAGAAGAATTATACAAGCAACTGCAGTTGCTAATAGTGATGAAGTTTATATTGTTACTGGAAGTAGTCACTACCTCACTGAGGGTGAGATGGTTAATATTGATGGTAACCCATCACAAACTTATAACAGTCTTGTATATGATGAATATGATGGTGCTTTCCCAGTTCATACTGTTGTAAGTCCTGTTGAATTTACTTACAAATTACCTAACGCTGCTTTAACATCACCAGCTACAAACTCAGGTCAGGTCAATATTTACGTCAAATCTCCTGTTCTTAAGATGTATTATGGACATCAATATCTGTTTGATGTCAGTCATTCTTCTATGGCAGGTGGTAACTTATCATTCTCTAAAGATAATCTTTACAAACTAGAATACTCATTTAACTCTATTGAAAGAGTAGGTACACCTGGTGTTACTGGTCAGGGTGTTCCTAATCCTACTGTTAAGTTAAAAGTTGATAATGATATTGTTACTAACATTTCTTACTACTTTGACCCATCTAGAACAGGTGATGATTCTCCTGTTATTAAATCTAGTTACTTAGATGTTGTTAATTCTCCTTACGTAGGAAACTTTACTATTAGTTCTATATCTGGTGCAACTATTACTCGTGGTGCTGATACATTCAAATTCCCACTTGCTAATGAACCAGAAGGAAATGCTGACGTTATCAATACATCTTATAGCACAAGTTCATTAAAGGCAGTTGGTTCTATCAGTGATATACGTATTGTTAATCCTGGTGGTTTCTATACTAGATTACCTGTTGTCACAACAATTCAATCATCTAGACAGATTGAGAGAGTTCAAATTGATGCACCAGGTACTGAATATGCTGTAGGTGTTTATAATAGTGTTCCTATTGCAGGTGATGGAGAAGGTGGATTTGTTGCTATTACTGTTGCTGATGGAACTGATGATGAGGGTGTAACAATTCCTGGTCAAATACAAGAAGTTGTAGTTACATCACCAGGTAAAGGATATACTACTGCAAGTATTGATGTTGAATCTATATCAGGTATTCTTGGAGCAGGTTTAACAGGTTCTGGTGTTGATCTGAATGTTGTCATACCTCCTGCAGGAACTGGTGCTTCTGTCTTTACTAAAGGAACTAAAGTTGGTAAGATTAAGAAATTACAGAACAATAACTTTGGATATGATTATCCTCATGACTATACTTTACGTCCTGAGATTTCATTCCCAATTAACGCACAGTTAACATCCACAAGTATACTTGATAGTATTACAGTTACAGATCCAGGTTCTGGATATTCACAGGCACCTGCTGTTGTTATTACAGGTGGTGGTGGAGCAAATGCGACTGCTGAAGCATCTATTAAGAATGGTCGTTTAGATGATGTTATTGTTAAAGATCCTGGTTCAGGTTATTCATCTGCTCCTACTGTATCTTTAAGATCATCCTTTAACTATGTTGTTAACCTTGACTTAGGATTACTACAGTTTGCTTTCCCACATGGTATTCAAAATGGTGCTGAAGTTTCTCTAACTGTTACTGATACTGGAGATGGTGCTGACTTCCCATTAGCAGCAGGTGCTATTGGTCGTTTGAACTCTACTAACACATATTATGCTATTGCAGGTACTGCTAATTCTCTAGAAGAAAACCAGTTAAAAATTGCTATTACTTCTGCTAACGCTGCATTAGGTGATTCTATTCAATTTGTTAACGCAGGAACTGGTCGTCAAACAATATTAACTGAATCATTTGGTGGTGCTGCTGAAGCAAACGTTGTTACTTCTACATTCTTAGAGGGTGAACTGGTATATCAAGGTGATACTCTTGAAACTGCAACTGCACAAGGTTTTGTTTCTACTAACCGAGGTTGGCAGGTAGGACCTAGAGTTATTAAGATTGTTGATTATACTGGTGAATTTAATGCTAACGAAAGAATAACAGGTGTTATTTCTAAATCATCTGGTATCATTAGTGATCTTAAGATTGCTCGTGGTGTTCTTGAAATTGGTTCTATCACTAAAACAACAGGTCAATTTATTGATGATATTGGTAAACCATCTGAAATTATTCAGAAGATTCAAGATAGTTACTATTATCAAGACTTCTCATATGCTGTTAAGTCTGCTGTTTCTATCGGAGAGTGGAAAGAGATATTACTTAAGAACGTTCACCCTGCATCATTTAAAGTATTTGGTGAATTAAATCTATCTGATTATGGTCAAATTCCTAACAAGGAAACTGATTTCCAGATTACTAAGTCTGTTGAATTAGCAAGAGAAGCAATTGTACCTAATATTCAAAGTTTCTCTCTAGTTGAACCAGTATACTCGCAGTTCAATAATTCAGAAGTATTATTCAGACAGAAGAGATTAACATCTTCAGAAAATATTTTAACATCTGTTGTACAAAGACTTGATGATATATCTAATCTATTTGATGGTGTTAGAACTCAATTCCCACTATCAGTTAATGGTGAAAACGTAGTTGCTAATGCTAATCAGTTAATGATTATTTTAAATGGTGTTGCTCAAACTCCTGAGACATCATTCTCGATTCTAGGTGATTCTATTGTATTCAGTCAACCACCACAACCACCTGCTAGTGTTAAGTATGTAAACGTTACTATTGACGAAATTGATATATCTGAACTTACATTTACTAATATTAGTGGTATCTTCCCACTTATAGGTAACTCAATGGGTGGACAGACATCTGGATCTAGATTTACTGTCACAAGTGTTGTTGGTAATAATATTAGAGGATTCTTCACAGAAGGGACAGAATTTGTTTTTGGTGAATTGGTAAGTAACTCTGCTACAGGATTTATTGCTAATTATGATTCTGTAACACCTATTTCTAATCTTGGATTATTTGTATTTGGTGAGCAAGTAACTAACCTTACTGGACAAACTGCTAAAGTTGAAGCAATTAACTTGGCAGGTGGTGCAGAAGCTCCACTTGGTCAACTTCGTTATGGTGTAGGACCTTCAACTGCTGCTATTGAAGTAGTCATGGATAAGATATATTCTACTGATCCTGATACTCCACCTCCTAGTGGATCATTTGTTCTTGGTAATAATTATCAAATCGGTTCTGAAATTGTAAATGTTACTGGAATTACTGAGAATAATGATTCTACTATATTAGAAGTAACTAGAGGACAATTAGGTACTACTGCAGCAACACAGGCAGAAGATGCTCCTGTATATTCAACTGTAGTTAATGTAAATGACAAATTAACTTTAAGTAAGACTACTGGAACTTATCAGTCTACACCTGGTTTATTTGATCTTGAACTTAATGATGTTATTATTGGTGCTCAATCTAATGTAGTTGCAAAATTAACTGCTACATCAACATTCCAAGACCCTGTTACTCAAGAATTTATTGGACAGGTTAATATTTCAGAAGGATCTTCATTCTTTGGTCTATTATTCAATAGAGTTACATCTATCACATATCCAAATATTGTTTTAGATGATATTTCAATATCAACAATTAGTGTAGTTGATTTTGAAACATTCTCTACTGATATTGACTCTCAATTCCCTGCCAATGAATTTGTTAGTCAAATTGTAATTCCTTATGATAATGCATCAGGTGCATTAGCTGTAGGTGAGATGATTAGAAATTACAAACTAGATTATGGTAATAATGTAGGTACATTTATTGCAGGTGAGTCTGGTAAGTCTAGAAAACTAACATTTAAAGAGAAGCAAGGAACTGGTTTATTCTCTGTAGGTCAAACAGTTAGAACTAGAGATACTAAAGCAGAAGTTATTGGATTTGACTTTGCAGGTAATACAATATATCTTGGTAAAATTGGTAGATCACTAAGAGGTGGTGCTGATTATCATCAGTTTAACTTCTCTAATAGTGCTCAATTAGATACTGCACAAAAAAGATTTGGTGAGTCATCATTACTACTTGACGCTGCAACCAATGATTATATTCAAATTCCTGCATCATCTGAGTTTACTCGTGGTACAGGTGATTATACTATTGAGTTTCAAGTTCGTTTAGATGCAACATCATTAGTAGATACTAAAACTCTACTTGATATGAGAACAAGTGCTACTGAAGTTGCACTTAGAATTTACTTACAGGCAGCACAAGTTAGAGTTAATATTAATGGATCGGATATAGCAACATCTGGTGGAAATGCTCTAAACAATGATATTTGGTATCACCTTGTAATTCAAAGAACTGGAACTACTCTTAAGATCTTCTCTAATGGAGTTGAGATAGGAACTGGAACTGATAGTAGTAACTATACACTAGACAGACCTATAAGACTTGGATCTGATTTGTCTGGTCTTAACAGTATGACTGGTCATATTGACGAGTTTAGATATTCTGTTGTCTCACGTTATGAAACAGCACCATTCAATATTCCTAATGGAATATTCCAAGGTGATGCTGATACAAAGGTACTATGTCACTTTGATGGTGCTGATGGTCAAACTTCTACTGAAGATTGGTCTGGTGGTGAATCATTTACTAAGACTGAATACATTAATAATGATGCTATTTTAAAGACACATCAATCATCTAACGCTGCACCTGCAGGATTTACTACTAAGAGTCACAGATATCTTAACGCTGCAGATTTAATGTTAATGAACAAGGAATACCTTGCTCAAGAAACAGTTTATATTATGAAAGAAGTATTCCCTGCTCATAGCGTTAAGGGAAGCGAAGTTGATTGTGAAGATGATGTAAGAGATGTTATTGATTCTCTTGTAGATGACTTACGTAATGGTAGTAACCATCATATGTGGAAAGCATCTTCATACTATGTTAATAGAGAAGTAAATCCAATTCAAATCGTAAACGTAGAAGATGATGTCTCTATGACAGTCTTTGTTTATAAGATTTTAGATAAACTTGCTAAGTATATTGTCAATAATGTTCCTTGGAGTACTAAAGGTGATCATGGTTTAATTCAGAAATATGATACTTCTATTACATTTGATGGTTATACATCTCAGACATTAACTAAGTTTACTCCAACTGCAATCGACTATCATCCATCAATGGGTGACATGGAGATAACATCTGCAAGTCATGGACTCGCGGCTCCTAGAACTATAACAGCAACAGACTCAGGATACACTGCTACCACTGGTGTTTTGACTATTCAATCTGTTGGGCATAACTTAGAGACTGGAGATAGAATTAAGTTTGAACCTAATTCTATTACTATGACTTGTACTTGTGATGGTAATGTAGTATCACAGAGTTATCCTCGAACAGATGATCCAGCAAACCAAGGCTGGTTAGAAGTATCGAAGATTGATAATGATAACTTTAGTGTAAATGTTGGAACATCTCCAACAGTTAACTTTACTGCAACATCTGCAGATTATGATGCTAATACTGGTTTCTTAACTATGGACATTGGTGATAATGACCTAAGACCAGGTAGCAAATACACTGTTTCTAATGCAGATTATAATCCTACTAGTGGTGTAATGACAGTGAGCATTGGTAATGATCAATATGATGTTCATGATGCTGATTATAGTCCTACAAGTGGTGATTTAGAAATCTATACTGGAACACATAACTTAAAGACTGGACAAAGAATTAAGATTGCTAATGATGGTATTACATTTAGATGTTCTCAAGATGATTTCGCAACAAATCACGCATATCCAAGAGCAACCGATCCTGCACGTGATACAGCATTAGAAGTTACTCATGTAACTGACACATCATTTACTGTAAACGTTGGTAAGTCACCTATCGTTACTTACGATGTTTCCAATGCAACATTCAATCCTAACAATGGTGATATGGAGTTGACTATTGGAAATCATAGTTTAGCACAAGGTACTTCTATTAGAATAGCAACTCAAAGTATTGGATTTAGATGCACATATGGTGCAGGTGTTCACTATTATCCAAGACCTTTAATTGATGAACATGTTCCTAGCGATGCATCATATAATCCAACCACAGGTGTAGTAACATTTAGTATTGCTCAAGGACATGGAATGAAGGATGGTGATAAAGTTAAGATTCCTGATTATGCACTTACATTTACATGTGACTTAGATAATAATGCAACTGAGCACAGATATCCTAGACCTTATGATCCTATTAGTGATAGATGGATTGAAATAAGTAATGTTCAAACAGAATCTATTGATGTTCAAGTATTAGATACTGCTCCATCTACAAATACATCTAATCATACTTTTGTAAGTTTTGCAGGTGTAATTCAACAGAAACGTGACAAATCATATGAACAATCTATTGAAATAACTGGTACAACTGGAACAACTATTACTCTTAATGTTGGTATTTCAAGTAATACAACAACTCATACATATGAGACTTCTCTAGCAGGTGCTGTAATTACTGGTGGTAATTATAAACATAAATTCAGATCTGCAGTTGATAATGCTATTACAGTTGAGCATGGATTACATATTGGTGATAGAGTCATGTTTGATAGAGATTCTCTAACATTTACATGTCTTGAGGATAGTAATGCTACTGAACACACTTATCCAAGAATTACAGATCCTTACTATAATAAATGGTTACCTATTTCTAATGTAACTCATACAACATTTGATGTTCAAGTACTAACTTCTACACCTTCTACAAACACAACTGCTCATACATTTGTTCGTTCTAAAGTTAATGGTTTAACAAGATCTGGTGAGACACTAAAACTTGCTAAAGATGCATTATCATTTACATGCTCACAAGATAATGATGCAACTGTTCATTCTTATCCTAGAGTTGATGATAATGTTTATGATACTGCTATTCCAATTTGGAGTAATGGTAGCGTTAGAATGACTGCTCAAAGTGCAACTTATAATACTGCAGAAGGATTATTAATTATTACTATATTAAATCATGGTTTAACAGTTGGAACTGAACTACGATTGGAGAATAATTCATTAGTCTTTACATGTTCTAAGGATGGTAATAAGACTGAGCATTCTTATCCTAGACCTAAAGATCCATTTGCTGCTAGATGGTTAAGAATTAAGCAAGTTACAGATCATACATTTACATTATTTGTTGGTGCTGCAAGTCCTACAGGTCAATATGCCCATACATTTGTACGAGCTGTTAAAGATGGTATTACAAAACGTGATAACACTGTTACCATAAACGTTGGTGCAACTCCAACTAAGGCGTTTACTCCATCAGCTGCAACTTATAATGCTTCTACTGGTGCGTTACAATTAAATATTGGAACTCATAGTTATGCTGCTCCAACACAACATACACCAACAGATGTAGCATATAATCCTGTTAGTGGTATAATGACTTTGACTATTGCAGGTCATAACTTCTCTAATGGAGAAAAAATTAAGATTGATGATAATGGTATTACACTAAGTTGTCCTTATGGTGGTGCAACTGGAACTGCTGCACAAAAAACTTATCCACGTCCAACTGATCCAGTTAGCAACAAATGGATTCCAATATTTAACGTAACTACAGATACTTTTGATGTTCAAGTATTAGATAAGGTTCCATCAACTAACGTTGATACACATACCTTTGTAAGTGCAGTTAATAATTGTGTTAAGAAAGCAAATTATACTGTTAAACTTGCTCCTGATTCATTAGTAATGACTTGTGATATGGATAGTGATGCTACTAAACATCTATATCCTAGATCTAAAGTTGCTGAACATACTGCAAGCACAGGAACAACTTATAATCCAGTATCAGGTGTACTTAAAGTTTCTATTCCAACTGAATCATTTACTGCAAGTGCTGCAAACTATAATGTAACAACAGGTGATTGTGTATTAACAATATCTCAAAATGCAGGATCTTATAATGTTAGTGGTGCAACTTATGCACCTACAACTGGTGTTCTAGTTCTTACAATCGGAACTCATAGTTTAACAACTAACGATAGAATTAAAATTACTCCAGAATCACTTAAGTTTACTTGTGATTATAATAACGATAATAATGAAACAATTCATCCTTATCCTAGAGCAGCAGGTGCTTATAACTCAACAAATTCAAAAGCAGACTATGCATATGATACATGGTTAGATATTACTGCTGTAAGTCCTAACACTATCACTGTTAATGTTAATGGTGGACAGGGTGCTATTACTGACATTAGTAACCATACATTTGTAGGTGCACTTGATGGTGCAGTTCAAGTTGGTCATGGTATCGTACCTGGCAACAAAGTTAAACTTGCTCCTAACTCACTAACATTTACTTGCACATTAGATGGTAACACTGCACAGAAATCATATCCTAGAGCATCAGGTGCTAACACTTCTAGTGGTGCTGACTATGCTTATGATAAGTGGATCAGAGTTATGTCAGTTGGGGAAAATACAATTACTATTAACTTGAATGGTGGTCAAGGTGCTATCTCAGACACATCAGCACATACATTCGTTTCTGCAACTACAGATGGAATTACTCTTGGACATGGTATGGTTGCAGGTACACCAATCAAGATTAAAGATAATTCAATTAAATTTAGATGTGGATATGATAATTACGAAACTCTACATCCATATCCAAGACCTAGTGATCCTGCAAGTGATAAGTGGTTGTTTATCAGTAATGTAGATGATAGTAGTTTTGAAGTTAACGTTTTACAAGGAACAACTCCTACAAATACTACAACTCATACTTATGCAGGTTCTGATGATTTAGGTATCATTCAAGGAGATCCACTTGTTGCTCAAGCAATTCCTGTTGATGCAGTTACAAGTAATACTATTACTATCAATGCTTTAGATGGATATACACCTTCATTTACACCAAACCATACATTAGACAGCATATCTACAAATCAATTTACACCAACTAACGCTGTATACAATGGTGAAACTGGTGTAATGACAATTACAGTAGCAACTACTCTATTCCAACCATCAATGATTGCTTATAATGCAATTACTGGTGAAATGCAAATGACTATAGGTTCGCATAGTCTATCAATAGGACAAGAGATATTGATTGCACCTAATTCACTAACATTTACTTGTGATTATAATGGAGATGGAAATACTACAAACAAAACTTATCCTAGAGCATCAGGTGCTGCAACTCCTAGCGGTGCTGACTTTGCATATAACAATCATCTACAAATTACCGATACAACACCAACTTCGATAACTGTTAACGTAAATGGTGGTGGAGGAGCAATTACTGATACAACAAGTCATCAGTTTGTTTCTGCTACAGCAGGTGCAATTAGTGTAGGTCATGGCATACAAAATGGTGAGAAAATTCAGATTGCTGATGGTGGAGTAACATTCACTTGCACTCATGATAGTAATGCTACAAATCATCCTTATCCTCGTGCAACTGACCCTGCTAGTGGTAGATGGTTAGACGTTATGAACGTCACCAATACAACATTCGATGTTCAAGTACTTGATGAAATTCCTTCAACAAATACCACATTACATACATTTGTTTCTGCTACAGCAAATTCTATACAGAGAGCAATAGTTTCAACTGGTGGTAATTACAAACATAAGTTTGTATCTGGTCTTACAAATGGTGTTAGAACAGGTGGAGATTACACTCATACATTTGTTTCTGCAACTACAAATGGTATTCATATTGCAGGTGATTGTGTATACATTGATGATAACTCACTAAGATTTACTTGTTCTCAAGATAATCATCTAACACAACATGATTATCCAAGATCAACTGATCCTGCAAGTCATCAGGTGATGGAAGTTAAGACTGTAGATAATGATAGATTTGTTATTAACGTTGGTAAGTCACCACAAGACAAACGTTATGATCATTTATTTGTTAGTGGAAATGCTAATTCTATTACTAAGTCTAAGTACTTCGTTACAAATTGTTCTGATGTTTATACAACTACAAACAACTTAATTTCTATACTAACAGATACAATAGAACAGGCTGCTTTAGCATCTCCTGTAGATCATCTTGCAACTGTTACTGATCTAAATCCAGTACAAGAATTTATTGGTGGTAGAGTTCATTCATATCTTGAAGTTCCATTTAAGGTCACTTATGAAGATGATGCTAATGAATTAATATACACAGATAGAATTGATGTATTCAGTCGTTACAGATTCCGTGATGCTGCTGAATTGATTCGTCAGAATCGTGGTGCTATTGTAGATAAAGCATCATTTGATATGTTGCAACGTTATCCAGATCTTAATCAGGATATGCCTAGAAACCAAGATGGTGCATCTACAGATGGAACTGAACGTTGTAAGACTGACTTAGGATTAGTTGTTGATGGTCTTGCTAATGATGTAGAAAATGGTGGTAATGAAAACGTTGTTACTGCTGCAGGATTCTATATCGGTGCTAATAATGAAATACAACATATTAGATTACAATTACCACAATCTATCTTCGTTCACGAACGTTTAATATTCTACTTAAAGCAAGCAATAGATGGAACTCTAACAACTGATAATACAGATAATCTTATTGTTGGAGATTGGGGTATTACAAATAATGATTATACAACATCATATGATGTATATGATGCTGCATACACTCCCTCAACTGGTGATCTAACATTAACTCTTGCTTCAAATACTGGATCTTATAGTGTTAGTGGTGCTGTTTACAACCCAACATCAGGTGATCTAACACTTACAATCGGAACTCATACACTCACAACTAATGATAAAGTTGGAATTGCTGAAGAGTCATTAGTCTTTACTTGTGATTACAATGGAAATGGTAATCAAACTCAAAAGAGATATCCTAGATCATCTGGTGCTAACACTACAAATGGTGCTGACTATGCATATAATCAGTTCCTTGATATTACAGGAGTAAATCAATCTGGTGGAACAATCACTGTTAACGTCAATGGTGGTCAAGGTGCAATTACAGATACATCAACTCACAACTTTGTTGTTACTCCATCTGCCACAAATGCAGTTACTGTTGGTCATGGATTTGGTGTAGGTGATAGTTTACAGATCAATAACGAAGCATTAACATTTACATGTTCAATGGATGGAAATGTTTCTAACAAAACTTATCCTCGTGCAACTGATCCTGCATATGGTAAACCACTTACAATCAATTCTAGAACTGCAACAACTGTAACTGTAAATGTAGGACCTAGTCCGTTAGTTAAGTACACACCAACAATGGCAACATACACTGCCTCAACTGGTGTAATGGTTCTTACTATTGGTAATCATAACTTAGAAGTTGGTCAACCAATCAAGATCAATGGAGGTGCACTTAGGTTCACTTGTGAGATGGATCAAAATAAATCTATTAAATCATACCCAAGAACTACAGATCCATTCTTTGACCAACCTATTGATATTACTGCAACTACAGCAGATACTATTCAGATAAACGTTGGTCAAAGTCCTATTGTAATGCACAATGTTTCTAATGCTACTTACGATCCTACCACAGGTGTAATGGTATTAACAATCGGTGTAAACCACGGATTAACTGTTGGTACTAGCATTAGACTTGCTACTGAATCATTAGTCTTTACTTGCACATTAGATGGTAATACCGTTCAGAAATCTTATCCTCGTGCTACAACTGCTAACACAGGAACAGGTGCTGACTATGCATATAATACTGCAATCAATATTGATTCTGTAGATCAAAATGCAGGAACAATTACTATCAATGTAAATGGTGGACAAGGTGCTATTTCTGACACATCAGCACATACATTTGTTTCTGCTAATTCTGGTGCTGTAAGATCTGGTGGAGATTATGTTCATACATTCCATTCAGCAGATACTGAATCTGTAATAGCAGGTGGAGATTATACTCATGTATGGGCAGGTGGAACTGCTACAGATGCAATCTTCACTGTTGGTGATTGTGCAGATGTTAAGACTAACATTGAAGCATTAATAGAAACTGTTAATGATATTATTGCACCTACTGGAAAGGATTATGATATCGCAGGTAATAGACTTCTCTTTAACAGAAAACTTATTGCAGAAGATGTAACATCTAATATGTTAACTGGATTTACATATCAAGCAGGTCCTACAACATACTTTGCATTCCAATTCGGAGGAAATAATTTATCAGTAGAAGAGTTTCAATCTGATGTAGAGTTCATTGTTGATTCATTAATATCTGATTTACAGACTGGTGGTAATAATAGTTCTCTCAGGGCACTTGAAGAAACATATCTCAATGCAGATGGAACACTTCATAGAATTGAAGATATGCTTATGGCAACTGTCTTTGGTATGGAATTACTTAAAGAAGTTGGTCGTGAAGTAATTAGAAATAATGTATATAACTCATTTGAGAGTCAACCATTTGGTGCATACTCAACACCATCAGGTGAAGCTGCTTTTAGAGATGGTGAAGAAACAGTTGATATTGATCAGGTTATTGGAGACTGGAATAATCTTCTTGATACTGTAATTGAGTTCTTCTCACCTGGCAAGAAGATTGCTAGAAGTGGTATGAAGCAAATTCTTTATAATGCAAACTACTATAAGAATGAATTAAACAATCTTGTTAATACTCAGTTTGGAACTGGAACATGGGTATACAATAGTTTTGTTGATGAGTTGCTTGGAAATATGATCCAAGACTCTATTACAACTGACGTAGATCATGTTATAGATGCTTATAGACTTACTCTTACAAATGTAACTGGTGAGTTTAAGGTTGATGAGGTTGTTACAGCATCAGGTGGTGGATATGCTAAGATTCTTGAATGGGATAGTAAAGACAGACATCTTTATATTGGATCATTCTTAGAAGGTACACTCTCTGGTGGTGAGACAATTACAGGTCAAACAGCAGGTGCAGCAACCATTACTACTGGTGGTGTTAGCAAGAAATTTGATTGGTATACACGTCCTGCAAACGTTGAGATTCTTAGAAATGCAAGGTTAATTAATTCTAGTGTTCAAGATGAATTAATAGGTGAAAATATTGGATATAATTTCCCAGAAGATTTGACTGGAAACGGTAATGTTCTTACTAATGTAACAATATTAACAGATACAACTGCTGGTCCTGATAATGCAATTACTGCTGATAAGATTGTAGCAACATCAACTGTAGGTAGTCATCTAATACATAACAATTATAGTTTGCTTGCATTCCAAACATTTGACTCTAGTACCGTCAGCTTTGATGGAACTAACGAGACATTTGATACTGGACAAGTAGGTACAACATCCAGTCAGCAGTTTACATTCTCTATATTCTTGAAGCAAGGTGAATATACTAAGGCACGTTTCCAAGTATCTCTAGATGAAGATACTCCTCAGAAACAGCAAGCATTTTATGATATTGATTTAACTAATGGAACTATAGGTAGTGTATTCCAACCTCAAGGTGGTTTACAGATAGATGCATCTGGTGTTATACCTTATGGTGGAGGATGGTATAGAGCATTCCTTACAATTACATGTTCATTCGGTTTCTCACAACTCCGTCAAATAGTTCAAATTAAAAATGCTACTGGTCAAACTAGTTTTGCAGGTAATGGATCTGATGGTTTATTTGCATGGGGACAAAAATTAACTGAGGGATTAATTGATCCTTATGCTGCTACATCTGGTGAAGTATTCTTTGCTAATACAGAATTTAATATTAAGACATTTACTATCAATCTATTAGAAGAATGGATATATGATGCATTGAAAGATCAGTTAATTAATCCTTCTCCTGAGTCTGGATTCGTACCTTACTTTAGTGATGAAGATTCACATAATTATCATCCAGATTCAGTTCATAGATTAGTAAGATATAGTTTAGACATTATCCGTAATCAATTATTAAATAGCACTTTCTACACTGATATTACTGTTGAAAATGGTATAAAACTTCCAACTAAAGATTATGGAACATTTGATATTCCTGTTGGATTAGCAGGTGGTTTAAACAATGCTGATTACTTGTATGGTTTACAGTCTGGTTCATATGCTGAATTAGAGAAAGTTACTATGAACGAAGGTGAAGTTGTTCAAATTTATCAAAGATTCCGTATTGATGGTAATATTGTTGATGGTCCTTTCTTCATGAATGAAGTAGTTGAAAAACAAGGTGATAGCACAGTTACTGGTGTTGTATATGGATTCTTTGAAGATGATAACTTTAAGTATCTTGATGTTGCTGTAACTGGTGGAACGTTTGCAGTATTAGATTATGTTGTTGGTGCAACTAACACAACAACTGCTCAGATCAATGCTATTGAAGATAGAATACAGATTACTGATCTTGTAGGAGAATTTACAGATAATATTCCATTTAAGGGATATGATACAGGTGAAACTGCAACCCCAACTGGATTCTTAAAAGCACAAGCTGCTGTTACAGATAATAGTGGTGGTAAATTAACTGTTGACACTGAAACACTCATAGGTACATTTGAAACTACTGCTACAATATTCCCAGAACAATCTAAATTATTCCTTGATGTTTCTAGATATGAAGGATTAGATACTTTAATAGGTTACAGAATATCATCTGCAGGACATACAAGAATTGGTATTTCAATTCAAAATAACAAGAATGTATTTACAGTTGGTAATAGACTTAATAAGATTACTAACGGTATTATTGATCCTAATAACTATGGTATTATCACAGAACTTGATCTTGATAATAATATCATATACTACATTCTTGCAGCAGGTAATATTACTAATGGTGATCAAGTTGGTGACTTTGGACCTGCACCAGATCCACTCAACCCATTAGGACATGCAATAATTAACACTAAGTTGGATGTTCCAGGTGCTGCTACTGCATTGATTCAAGATATTAAAGATGTTGGTGTTAATAAGAGATTCTATCTAACAGATGTTCGTGGAACATTTAGTGGTAGAGATGGAATCTTTAGTAAAGATAATTACAAGGCAGCGATCATAACTAAGACTGATCTTAAGGGACGTGTAGAACGTGCATTTAGAGGATTTGATGGAGTTCAAACTAACTTTAAGTTAACTATTGAGAACGGAACTAATTATTTCCCTGATCCTGCAGGACATATGTTGATCTTTATCAACGGTGTTCTACAACCACCAGGTTCAGCAAATGCTTATACAGCATTCTCAGATAACATCCAGTTTACTGAAGCACCTGATCTTGGAGCATCATTCACAGGATTCTATGTTGGTAAACTAAGACAGTTAGATGATATATCATTTGAGTTTGATTCATTACGTCAGTCATTCAACTTGAAACGTGACGATGTGTTCTATTCATTAACACTGACTGATGGTGTTCAATCTTCTACAATCTTACCAGAAAATAATATCATTGTTTCACTTAATGGTGTTATACAGGAACCAGGCGTTGGTTTTGAATTGGTTGGTTCTAGAATTATATTCTCTGAAATTCCTCGTGTAGGATCAACCTTCGTTGCCTTCTCCTACGTTGGTTCTGAAGCGGACGTAGACGCTGCTGAGGTTGTACCTCCAATCGAAGTTGGTGACTTTATTGATATACAAGGTGAGACTGAAGATAGACAGGTTGCTGTTATTGAATCTTCTAACTCCTTGATTACATTCGATTATCTTGGATCTGTATTTGGACAGAATGCAAAAGCATCTGCCACACTAACATCTGGAACTATTGACAGAGTTCAAGTTACAGCAGGTGGATCTGGTTACACAACTAGACCAAATGTAAGAGTTGACTCTATATCTGGATTTGATGGAAACATTCGTGCACTCGTCGGGGTTGCAGGTGTTGAAGTTAGTAACGTTGGTTCTGGATATCAAAACCCTGCAGTTTCTGTTGAAACTGTAGTCCCTGATGACTGGACTCCTCCTGACTTAAGTCTATATGGAGAAGAACCAGTTGACCCCGAAATCCCATAAATAACTAAAAAATAGTAACAATGGCAAAACAAGTAATAGGTCTTGGATCTGCTGCTAATGATAACACAGGTGATACTCTTCGTGCAGGTGGTGATAAGGTTAACGACAATTTTAGTGAAGTTTATACTGCTTTAGGTAATGGAACAGACCTAACGATAACTCTTGCCAATCCTGGCGTTAATCAGGTGTTACGTTATAATGGATCTATTTTTACTCCTGCAGATCTTAGTACCCTGACTTCTTCATTAGATGTAAATGGTTATACAATAATTTCTACATCAAACGGTAATATCCCTATTGCTCCGAATGGAACTGGTAATGTTACTATTGCTGCGGGTGGTGTTACTAATACTTTTAATGGAACTACTGGTAATGTTGATTTCCCAACTTCTGTATCATATAAAAATGAGTATACAACAATAGGATCAGCACCTTCTGCTTCATCATATACAGGTTATTTCTTTACGGTTGATGGTGATGATAATCCATATGTAAATATCAATATTACTGCAGGTGGTGTTGGAGATACAAGAGCAAAAATTTTAACAGAATATTCTAGTCTTGGGCAAATTGGAGATGTAGATACAGACACAAATGCTCCTACTAATGGTCAGTTATTAAAATGGAATACATTAGATGGTAAATGGGCACCTGCTGATGATCTAGCTGGTGCAGGATCTCAAAATATATGGGAATCTATTGTTGCCGATACAGGAACAGCAACTGCTGATTCTGAAAATGATCAGTTAACAATAACAGGTGGAACTGATATAGGAACTAGCATTACTGGTGATACGTTAACTATCAATTATACTGGAACTCCTGTAACTACATTTGCTGCATTGACTGATACGGATCTTTCTGGAATAGTAAAGGGTGACTCAGTTTATTGGAATAATACTGATTGGGTTGTATCTAGAAGTCCTGTTATTTGGTGGAACTTAAACTCTAGTGGTTCATCTGATTATACTTTTTCTGGTCCTGGTTTTACTGGTGCTGTAAATGACCCAACTCTTTATGTTTATAGAGGGTTTACTTATATCTTTGACAACTCAGTTCAAGGTGTTGCTCATCCATTTAGGATTCAAAGCACACAGGGTTTAACTGGAACTCCATATACTACAGGTCAGTCAGGTAGTGGATCTAATGTTTTATATTGGACAGTTCCGTTGGATGCTCCTGCGGTCTTATATTATCAATGTACAAATCACGCTGCCATGAATGGCACAATTAACGTAGTGGTATAGTAAATGACAAGAACAGTTCCTGGTTCTGGTGCCGTCATTGAACCAATATTTGATGAAATTTTTGGAGTTCGTGCGGTAGAAGTTTTAGATGGTGGTAATGGATACACAACATCCGATCCTCCTCGTCTTACTATAACTGGTTGTGGAAATCCAGATGTAGAAGCATTATTATATCCAATTATTGATGACGAATCAGGAAGAATTATACATGTTAGAGTTCTTGCTAGAGGTAGAGGATATAATCCATTAAGATTGCAGATTTTTCCAGAACAAGAAACTCCTAACGTTGTAACGTCATTTGATATAAAAAGAATATTTCAAACACATCCTAATAGTCCTACTACAGCAACATTTACAGATGATAGACTCAGAATAGTATCTGATAATCATCCTAAACCATCTCAACTTTTCTTATCTGAAAGACAACCAGGTGGTTCTGATACAATAGTTGATAGATCTTTTGATCAAACTTTTATCTATAGAGGAGGTAAAGATGTTCCTCATCCAGACGCTGCTAATAGACAATATCAAGGTGATAAAGCCATGGGTATCATGGCAAATGGTGGTTTACTTCATACACCTGAGTGGGGACAAGATGGAAATCCACCACCAGGATTTACTATTGATGCTATAAAATATCCTTACATAAAAAATAATAATGCTTATGATGCTGTACTAGATAATCAAGTTTATTATTATCAAACAAACAAACTTATAAACGAATTTGATTTAGATCAAGGTGTATTTGATTATGGTAAACTAGAACTTTTCTTTTGGCAAGTTAAAGTAGAGCATGATAATATTTTAATAGAATTAGAAAATTTAGATCAGACTATAGGTTCGATTGAAGTAGGTAGAATTGTTGATTGTATTTCTTCTACTGCAAAAGGTGAAGTAGCAAAAATTGTTACTAATAACTTAGGTAATCCTACAAAAATTTATTTAAGGAATCTTTCTGGTGATCCTTTCCAAGAAAGTGATGTATGTTTAGGTGCTAATGGATTTCAGTTTAGAGTATCAGGTATTCCTAGAACATTTCCTAATGGTATTTTTTATATTGAATTTGGTCAAGAATCACATGAGTTTGGTAATTTCGCACCTGGTGTATTTTACTTTGCTCCACAAGATATTAAAGTTCAACAAAATTATTTAATTATTTGGGATCAAAGTCATCCATCTAATAATCAGGGTGGAATGCAGCACCCAATGAGATTCAGTCTAACTGCTGATGGAACTCTTAATGGTGGAACTTTATATTATAACAGCACTGGTATTTCAGAAGCACCTGCTGCTGATTATGAGGATGAATATAAACCGTTATTCTTAATGAATCCTGATGAGAATAATAGAATCTACTATTATTGTCATAATCATCGTTACATGTCTGGGTATCTTGGTGATGAAGGTTATATGGTTCTTAGTAATGTACATGAGGAAGAAGAGGAAGAGCATGAAAACACTTATTATTATAAAGAGTTTTATCAAAGTGATGTAAATGATCCTAACACCATTGATTACAGTAGACATCCTGATGGTCATTCTAAAATTTTAGGTATGTCCTTTGATGGATATCCTATCTACGGTCCTTGGGGTTATAATTCTAGTGGTGCATTTGCTAGAGAAGTATCAGGATATAGATTAAAAACTACTGCTGAGTTACCAGGTAATCGTCCTCAAGTTAATACAGTTTCTAATGTAACATTTGCTGTAACTGTATCAAACGGACAATTTCAATTTGATGGAAGTAGACCTGCATTTTTAACACTAGAAAGAGGTAAGACATATATCTTTAATCAAAATGATGCATCAAATAATAATAATCAAATATTTGTAGGTGTATCTGACGATGGATGGCATGGAGGTTCACCTCCGACTATTGGAGATACATCATATCTTTTATCAGGCAATCATATAACTTACTGGCTTGATGGTTCTCAAACTACTTACAATACTTACGTTACTGCTTTTAATACTGCAACAACAAGAGAAATTAGATTTCATGTTCCTGTTAATGCACCTATAGCATTATATTTGTTTGGATACTCTCTAGCAAATACAGGAATAAGATGTGTTATTGAGGGTTATGTACTTGGTGATTTAACTGAAGATTATATACACGATTCAAGTATTGGAACTCTTGATCCTTATAATGGTAAGTTTGGTCCTACTCCAGAATATCCTAACGGAACCTATGCATATTATATGACATCAGATAGTTCTTCTGTTCCTACATATCCCTATGCTATAGGTAATAGATTCTATGGAACTCCATTATTTGAAGGTGATACTGTTCCTCCGCAAGTAGAAACATTCCCTACAGGTGCTGAGGGTGATGTTGTTCTAAACTCTAGTGGACAAATAGCATACATTAGAATGACAAAATTTGGTGATAATTATTTTGGTGCTGCACAAGCAAAAATATTAGGTGGACAAGGAACTGGTGCATTGGCAAGTCCTATTGTACAAACAGTTACTGGTTTATCATTATTAAATTCTGGTAGAGAGTATGCTACACCTCCAACACTTATCTTTGAAGGAGGTGGAGGTGGTGTTGGTGCTGAAGGTGCTGCTGAGATTGATACTTTTGGTAGGGTTAGTTCTATCAGTATTGTTGATGAAGGTGAGTTCTATCAAGAACCTCCTTATGTTTTAATTACAGGTGGTGGAGGTATTGGTGCTAAAGCGATTGCTAGAATTGATCAGGGTGTAATTGTAGGAATTGATGTTACAGATCCTGGTTCTGGATATATCAATCCACCAAACATCGTATTTACTAAACTTGTTAATTTAAAACGTAAGACAAGAGCAAGACAATCTTACAACTCTCAAGCAATTTATTTAACTGGTCTTGTAAAAGATTTAGCTGCATCAGATACAGAAATATTTGTTGATACTACTACAGGTTTTCCTGGTTCTGGAGAACTGATTGTAAACACTGAAACGATTACCTATACTGGTAAAGCAACTGGTAAGTTCTTTGGTTTGACAAGAGGTGTAAACTTTAATTATGACCAGAGAATTATATTAGATGCAACTCAGAACAACCAACAGGATATATCAACATACCAGTTTAATGTTGGTGATAGAGTTATTCGTAGAATTGATAACGCAAATAATAAAGTTGCAAAGGTATATGATTGGAATCCAGTAACTAGAGAACTATTAGTAACATTTGAAGTTGATGAATTGGCATTTATTGATGGTGGTATCCCATCAACTTTAGATGCTATTGTACAGTTTGATGCAGGTGTTGCTGCTAGTGCAAGTAATGCTTTTGATCCTCATCAAATTACTTTTGCTGAAAATGAAAATATTGTAACTTTGACTGATCCTATAGGTAGAATTTTAGATACTAAATTTGTTGATGTTGCAGAGAATGCAGGAGCTGGTGACGGTATTCCAGATTTATTTAATACAGGTACTGATTATGAAAACCAGATATCACTAGATGGTGGTATTTACAATTCATTATATGGTATTGAAGAAACTCAAGGTGGAACTAATACTACTCTATTTGCAGTTGCTGATCAGGTCAAAGATGGTTCTATACCATTTAAGTATGCAACTGTAGAAACTGCAGGAACACTAACTGATGGTGTAGACCATTCTGCAAAATTAAATGTATATGTAGATCTAAATCAAGGTAATGGACAAAATTATGTTGTCAACGATCTAGTGATAGGTGATATATCTGGTGTAAGGGGAACTGTTCTTGGATGGGATCCTAATACTGGATTACTAGAAATTGGTAATGTAATTCCATTTAATACTGGAAATATCAACATAGGTATTGCAGGTTACTTCTATGAGTTCTCTGCTAGAGAAACAGTGATTGATTTCATTGTTCAAAATCCAGGTACTAACTATACTGCACCTCCTACGGTAACAGTAGAAAACATTGGTGATATACAAGCAACAGCAAGTGTTAACATGACTGCTGCAGGTGACCAAGTTGCTTCACTAACAATCACAAATGGTGGTTATGGTATTAAACAAAATATTGATGAAAGTTTTGTAACACATCCGACAGTTACATTTACTAACAATGCTAGTGATAGCACAGGATCTGGTGCAGTTGCTCAAGCAGTTCTTGGTGGTGAACGTATTGCAGGTAATACTGGTGCGAGTTATAGGATCAAGAGAATTGAATATCAAGCACAACTCCAGTCTAAGGAGTAGTCGGAATCCGCATAAATAAACAGGAGGACAATAGTCTTAGAAAATGGCAGCTCTATTAACTGATCAATTTAGAATTTTTTCAGCACAAAAATTTATTAAGGCTCTTGAAGGTCCCGTTGCAACTCAAAGTGATGATGATGCAGGGGCTACGAGGGACAGGTTATATCTTTTCATAGGTAGACCACAAAGTTGGGATAATGAAAACTCCCCACCACAGGCAGTTGATTCATTTGCCGAATTTTCTGGTGCATATGATGATATGGTTTCAATGAAGCGTGTGCTGGCTTCCGATACTGTGCAAGTTGTTCGTAGAATTGACTGGGTTTCCCCAGAACAAACTACTGGTGGATTAGGTTTTACTTATGACATGTATCGTCACGACTATTCTCCAAGTAAAACTGCTGCCTCTGGTGCTACTAAATTATACGATTCTGATTTTTACGTTGTAAACTCTCAGTATCAAGTATATAAATGCATCTATAACGGAACTTCACCCTCAGACCCAAATGGAAAACCTTCTACAGTGGAACCTACAGGTACTTCTACTTCAATTATCACTACTGGTGATTCTTATCGTTGGAAATACATGTATACCATCCCCGTAGCATCGGTTCTTAAGTTTTTCTCGAATGACTATATGCCTGTATTCACAAATGCTGCTGTAAAAACAAACGCAGTTGCAGGTGAAATTGATACTGTTGTTATCAATGCTGCAGGTTCTGGTTATAACAATGGAACTTATGATAATGTTGCGATCAATGGTGATGGAACTGGTGGTCGTGTTTCATTGGTTGTAGATGGTGGTAAAGTTATTTCTGCTACTGTTACATCTGGAGGAACAGGATATACCTTTGGTAAAATTTCTGTTGATAACGTTACTGGTATTGGAACAGGAACTGGTGCTCAAGTGGATGTCATAATTCCACCACCAGGCGGTCACGGTGCTGATTCTGTTGTAGAACTTGGTGCGTTCAGAGTTATGATTAATGCTAAACTTTCATATGATGAAGGTGCAGGTGACTTCCCAGTTGACAACGACTATCGTCGTATTGGTTTAATAACCAACCCTTTAAAATTTGGAACCGAGGAATTAATTTCAGACTTGACTGTATCTGCTACTAAGGCAGTTATATTCTCACCTACATTCCAAGGTAACTACGTTCCTGATGAAATTATTACACAAACAAGAGTTGTTGGAGGATCTAACGTTACTGCTCGTGCTCGTGTTGTTTCTTGGAACCCAATAACAAAACTATTAAAGTACTATCAGAATGCTGTAGATGGTATCTTCCCAGAAGTTACAGGAACACAGAATGAATTTGATGGTTCAAACGTGATTAATGGTGCTACATCTGGTGCTGCAGGGCAACCCGATGTTAACTTCCCCGCCATCCCAAACTCTTCTTCTAGAACAATTAACAATACTGAGTATGACTTAGGTATGAAGTTTAACAATGGTTATGCTAAACCCGAAGTTTCTTCAAGTAGCGGTGACGTTGTTTACATAGATAATAGAAGATCCATCAGTCGTGCAAACGACCAAGTAGAAGATATTAAAATCGTAATCGAGTTCTAATGGCACAAAATACTAATTTAAACGTAACACCGTATTACGACGACTTTGATAAAGCAAAAAACTTTTATCGAGTATTGTTTCGTCCTGGTTTTCCAATACAGGCAAGAGAACTAACACAGTCTCAATCAATTCTACAAAATCAGATTGAGAATATGGGAACTCATCTATTTAAAGATGGTTCTATGGTTATACCTGGTCAAGTTGGTTATGACTTGAATGTAGATGCCATAATGGTTCAAGAGTCTTTCTTAGGTGCAGACGTAGAAAGTTATAGAAATCAGATTACAGGAAAAATTATTGAAGGTTTGACATCAGGTGTTAAAGCTAAAGTGCTTTATAGTATTTCATCTGCTCAGTCAGACAAAGGATACATTACACTGTATATTAAATACATTGAATCAGGTGGAGAAGAAAATAATCAAACTACATTTACTAATAATGAACAGTTAATTACAGATACAGAAATAACTTTTGGAACCACTCTTATTGAGGTAGGATCACCATTTGCACAATTACTACCTACAGCAGCAACACAAGTTGGATCTGTAGCATATGTGCAAGAAGGTGTTTACTTTATAAGAGGTTTCTTTGTAGACGTTCCTTATCAGTACATTCTCCTTGATCAATATGGAAGTAACCCCAAATACAGAATCGGACTTGAGATCCTCGAATCAATCATCACCCCAGAAGATGACTTATCACTCAATGATAACGCTGCAGGAACATCTAATTATGCTGCTCCTGGTTCTCACAGGTTCAGAATAACAACTAATCTTGTTAAAAAATTACTGACAGACGAGGCAGATAAAGACTTTATTGAATTACTACGTATCAATGGTAATAAAATTGAAAAACTAGTTGATCGTAGTGCATATGATGAATTAGAAAAATCTCTTGCAACTAGAACTTACGAAGAATCTGGTGACTATGTTGTAGATGATTTCCAAGTTAATATGAGAGAGAACCTAAATGATGGGTTCAATAATGGTGTTTATGAATCAGGTGATACAACTGCTCAAGGTAATAGTGCTGCAGAAAGCATGTATGCTATTGAGTTTGGTCCTGGTACTGCTTATGTTAGAGGATATAGACTTAAAACTTTATCTCCAACTTATGTTGACTTAGCAAAACCAAGAGATACAGAAGCTGCTCAAAACACAATCATACCCTTTACATTAGGTAACTACTCTAAGATTCAAAATGTATATGGATTTGTCAATACAGCAGGTTCTACTATTGGTAATGCATATCAGACAGTAGAATTACATGATGCATTTACATCGACACCAGGTGATGCTGTTGGTAATTTAATTGGATATGCACGTGTAGCATCTCTAGAATTTTTACAAGATCCTGATAGTAATTTTGGTGATGCTAATGACAAATATAATATGCATTTGTTTGATGTTCAAATGTTTACTGTATTACATTTAGCAAGTGCACAAACAATTAGTACTGGTGCTGCTGATCAAAGAGGAACTTTAGTTGTTGGTAAATCATCAGGTGCAAGAGGATACCTAATTGATGCACAAAACTCTGCTACTCACTTAAATCTTTATCAAGTTGAAGGAACCTTCCAGAAAGGTGAGATGGTAACTGTAGATGGTTTAAACTTAGATACTATCACTAACATGCATCAATATGTGTATTCAGATAGTAGGCAGGTTCTTGCTAGAGATGAAAATACAAGTGTCGTTGAATTTACTGCAGATATTATATTAGAAGATCTTAAGTTTCTTCAAGGTGCTACATTCACTTATGATGCTACAAGTAGTAATGAAAAAATTACTGGTTTAAATTCAAACTTTGCTGCTGATTTAAGACCTGGCGATAGATTATATTTTTCTGAAACAAAATATGTTGATGTAGATTTTATTAATCCTACAAACTTAGCATCATCTAATAATTCAACAATCTTTGATTACTCTAGTCAAATAGTAAACGTCACACCTGGTGGAGGTAGTGCATCACCATCAGCAGGAACTTATAATACAATCCTACGTTATAGAGCAAAACTTTGGGAAACAGAGAAGGCAACACTTCTTAAGCAAATGCCTAAACCATATGTTAAGAGCATCTCTGATGAATCTATGGTTGTTAGAAGAACTTTTGATAATCAAACTGTTGCTGCAAACGCTATATCAATCACTCTACCTGAGAATGAACAGTTCCAAGCAATTACGAACTCTGCATACTCATTCACAGTTATGGGTAGTACATCATCTGCATATCCTGTAGGTGCACAAATTCCCATTGACACTGTAAATACTGGTGCTCTTGGTTATACAACATTTACATCTGCCGATAGAACTACAATTCAGATAACAAACTTAGATGTAACAGGTGATGCAGGTGCAATTACATCTGTTAAAGTTACAGCATCTGTTTCTAAAAACGTTACTGCTAAGAAAACAAAATCACCTACAAACATGTTTGTAATGAAGGTGAATCAAACTGTTCAGAATTTAGACAAACAAAATTATGGTCTTATATATTCTGGAGTATATGGAACTAGAATTGAAGACGTAGATTTATCATTAGGTATAACAGACGTATTTAATATACATGCTGTATATGAATCACTAGATGACTCTGATCCTATTCTTCCATCTATTACTTTAGTTGAACCAACATTCTTTGAAACCAAAAGTATTGTTACAGGTAAAACATCTGGTGCAAGAGCAAGAGTTGTTGACTTTAACTC